ACTATCGATATCAGTTAGCGTATTTACAATCGCACCTGGTTCATCTCTTTTTGATAATGGTCCAACAAGTTTTTTGGTATCAATCTTTTTAGTTTTAATTAAAGAACTCGAAAATATTTTACCGACATTTGCTCTTGCAAGTGCCGATGTTGTTTTTGCTGCTGGTAGTAACTTTTGAGTATTAACTGCCATTATCCTACAATCCCGTAGATACTAGCATTCATAGATCTTTCACCACCACCACTTGGAGATAATGCAGAGAAAGATGGAACTCTGGAACCAGCAGATGATCCATTGCCCATAGAACCCCCTACCGATTGTGTAATTGGCGGAAGAGTTATCATACCACCTCTACCTGATCTTGAAAGTGGAGTGATATTTGGTTTATTTACTGACTTTTTAAATGGATTGGAATTGCTATCAGTGCCTGCAACCAATTTATCAATTAAAGAAGTTCCAAGACGATTTACAGTATCAACGGGAAGAACATATTCCCCAGGTTGCAATGCAGCAAGTTGTCTGTCTGCTGTTGCTCCATGAATATTCATTCCAGTATTTTCTTTTACGTGCAGTCCACCACCTTGCTTCTTTTGTATTACTCTAGACGCACCACCAAACCAACCAAATTTATCCCACCAAGGTCTTTTATCAATCAATCTTTGTCGATTTACTTTGGGGTCAGTTTTTGGTTTTGGTGAATATTTATTGACTAAAGTATTAATGATTGGCGTATAATATTGCTGCCTCTTAACCCTATCTTCGTAGTGATTTATTTGGTTAGGTTTAGTTGCTGATGGATTATTAACTGCTCTCGAAACCTGGAATGTATCATTCCAATCAGTAACGTTTGGTCTAACTCTAGTCTTCCAGTAATCTATTGTTGCCTTTGCTGCTAGATCCGGTTTCGATAAAAGTAAGTCTGGGTTTGAAAGTAAGTCAACACCAACCTTATCACCAAACTCCTTGTAGTTATAGTCATGTGTTAATTGAATATAACCTCTACCATGATAAGCATCACCTCCACTATATCCCATTCCTTTACCACGACCAAGTTCTCTATCCCATTTAAATCCACCAGTTTCGTGAGAAGTTTGCGCTAATAGTGCAGCAAGTTCTTTTCCTTTAATTCCAGCATTTAATGCTGCTCTGACTAGAGGTATTTCTCCAAATTGTGGAGTTCCACTTGGATAACGCATTCCAACCACTCCACCACTTTGGAACTTTTGAAGAATCATTCCACCATTTGTTGCGGTTTGTAATCTACCCATCTTGGGTTTATTCGCACCAGGACCACCATATTGTCTGTTAAGTGCTAAGAAATGGCCTGCACCAACAGCATCTACAGTTTTCTTATTCATAACAATTTCACCAGGTTGTGCAATAATTTGCTGAGTATCAGGTCCAAATCCACTTACTCTTTCTCCAGTGCTTCCATCTATTCCTTCATAACCAGTATCAAAGAGTTTTGGATTCATTCCACCCATAGTAAATCTTGGAATGATACCACCAGAAGCAAGAAGAGCACTACCTGGAATGTTAGTTCCTCTAATGTCTTCAATTCTCTTTTGAAGTTGCTCTGTTTTTATTTTTTCAATCTCTTGTTTAGATAATGGTTTTCCTTTATCTTTTGATTCTTGTATTCTTCTTTGAAGAAGAGTTTCATCTACTTTCTTTAGATTTTTCTCAGCAACAATACCACCAATTGTTCCACCTATAGCAGCAATAGTTGCAGCAGTTGCTACTGGATTCGCTGCAGCAAACGCAGTAAGTCTTGGAATAATTTTAAGAATTTGAGGAACAAACCCTCTTAATAAAGTTATGGTTGTCCGAATGAACTTACCAAAAGGAGTTAAGAATAAACCAGCAGCAAATGCTAGTGCAGGCCACCAATCCTTTAAAAATCTACCGAGAGATTCTATTTTCTTCTTATTTTTTGGATCACCCAACCAATCCATTAGTTGAGTGAATGCTCTACCAAGTAGAGTAAAGAATATAAATTTCCAAATACGATCTATAATACTTTGAAATGGTGCAAGCATTTTCTTTGCTGCACCAGAAACTGCAGAAATTCCTTTCTTTAATCCCTCTAAACCTTCTTCTTTTTTAGTTCTTTTTTGAGTTTCTTTTTCTCTTCTTTCCTCTTCACTTGCTTTCTTTCTAAAATTTAAAAGCAATGATAAGGTATTAGCAATGGATTCTAAAGGTTTTTGAATTCCGGTTAAATCTTGTTGAGGTAAGTCCAGTCTCGATACTGCAGAAGAAAGAGCGGGAGGTTTGCCTTTGACTTTTGCAGGTTTGAGGAATTTAGTCGTTGCAATTTTATCAGCAGTTATTTTTTCCTTTTCTGGTTTGAATCTACCCTTCTTTCCTCTTACTCTCTTTCTCTCGTTTGCTAAAATTGCAAGTTCTTCTTGTGGTAACTTATCTGCACCCTTGACTATTTCTTCTTTAAGTAGAGTTAGATAAGTATCATAATCAAGGTCAAAAACATCCTCAAGACCCAGTAGCCTTAAAATTCTTTCATCTATTTTTTCGGTTACTGGGTTCATTTATCTTTGTTGTTGTGCCTTTAATTCTTCTTCTTCTAAATGCTGTTTCAACAAAAGAACATAAATGTCTCGTTCCCAAGGCATCATATTTTCAATTTCTGTTAATGAATATTTATGATACTGCATCATGGAAAAATTTAACTTGAAGTAATTCTCCAAGTCCATATGAGACATTCCTATGCGAAAAAACTTGATAGCCCTTCTAAAACAACTTCACTTTCAACTTCAGTCTTTGGATTTTTAACTTTAATTGTATGAGATAATCTAGGCATAGTCTCAAAGAACTTTTCAATTTGTTTAAATTGAGATGAGTTCATTTGATCCAAGAATTCCATTATCTCTTTTTTAGTTACATCAGCAGACGACCAAACTTCATCCTCAGTATAAATCTTATCAATACAAGAACCAATCAGTTCAAATGATTGATCCATAGTATTATCGGCAGAAAAATCAAAGTTGCTCTTAATAAATTGATCTAGTGATGGATATTTCATTTCCATCATGATAGATTCATCAACCTTAATTCTCTTATCGTGTTCGGAATTCTTTTGAACCTTAATATCATCAACAAAAATTTTAATAGGAACTGTTGTTTCCTCGTCATCAGGGCAAATAATATTTACTTCAATATCTTCTCCAACAGACTTACCGCGAATGTTGAGAAATAGATATTCAATATCAAATGTAGGGAGTGCTTCTACTTTAATTCCCTTTGTCTCAATACAGTTTTTGATAACTGTTTTGATTGCACTAGTAATCTGTTTAGTATCCTCAGATTCCAATGCAAGAACCAAGAGTTTTTCTTCTCTTACAAGGAAGGGTCTATATTTGATTGTTTGTCCAGTTGAAGGCAACTCAAGTTCATAAGTTGGTGTAGAAATCTTAGGTAAAGGCATAATGTCCTATAGAAACTTCAGTATGATTATTTATTATGCTATTGTAGATACTGTTCCTGGAAAAGGTGGTATTATTCTACCATCAGTAGTTACAGGTGGTAACGGGACATTAATTTGATCACCTTGATTAGTTGTAATTGGTGGATCAGGAACTCCAGGAGGTGTTGTTTGTCTTGGTTCTTGTTCTGAAGGTGGATTTGCTTTAACTCTCTTCGTCAAGTATCGAGTATAAGTAAAAGAAACTGTGACTTTTAATAATTGCGAAGACTCATAAGAAACTGGAATTGAGGTAATACTCATTGGATATGCTTGCATGAACTTATATTGCAAGACTTGTCCCTTAAAATCTTTTTCAAACTTGTTGATAAAAAGGTGGTCTGTCTGATAATTAGAAGGAAATCTTACTCTATAATTAAAGGTTCTATCTTCTAATCCTCTAGAATCTTCCTCAACAGCAATATACTGCATCCACTTTTCAAAAAACCATAAGACATTATAATTTCCATCTACTCTTCCATGGTCCACATAAAATGTGAAGTCTGCACGATCATCATATCCTCTACGATATGCATGTCTTTCAGTAACACCTGTATAATCATCAGTAATTTCATTCGTCATAAATGAAGATCCTGGAAGTGAGGCTTCGCTACATGATAATGATATTAATTCCGAATTTGCATTTGAATTATAATTAAATTGTTTATAAAGTGCAATCCATTCCAATACATCATTGGGTGGATTGAACCAACACTGATAATGTGAGGTTTGTGCAGGACGAAGTAATTTCTCCTTAATGTGAAGCATTTTCTTACGAGAAGGTTGCACATTCCCGTCAAAAAGTTTTCCCTCCCCCGAAGAAGTTGATGGGGCATCTGGTCTAGGAACTCCTGGTGCCGGTTGGGGATTCTCTGTTGGTTGAGACTGAGGTGCTATTGCTCTTGATCTATTTTGTTGTATTAGATCTTCTCTTCCAGGCATTTATAAATACTTGTACTAATATATTATGTATGCTGGAAAATGGCGGAAAGTATTAAAAGTATCTACAAACCATCCTACCCAGAAAAATATAAAGGCGACGCAAATAACATTATCTGCAGAAGCAGTTGGGAAAGAAAGTTTTGTTATTATTGCGACCATAACCCAAGCATAATATCTTGGGCGTCTGAAGAGTTTTGCATTGGTTATGTATCACCCGTGGATGGTAGAGTTCATCGATACTTCCCAGATTATTTGATTAAGGTCAAAGAACAATCTGGTAATGTTAAAACTTATGTGATTGAAGTAAAACCAAAGAAACAAACTGTTCCACCAAAACAGAAATCAAGGATGACCAAATCATATCTTTATGAATGCAGAACTTATGCAGTGAATCAAGCAAAGTGGGCCGCCGCAAAAGAATGGTGCGCAGATAGAATGTTGGAGTTTAAAGTCATTACAGAAGAAGAGTTGGGTATTAAGTAATGGCAGAAGGTTTTGGTAAGTATGTAGGAACAGGTACAGCAAGAACCAAAGAACTTCTAAAAAGAGTAGAAGAGTCTGGTAGTAAAGATCCGGAAGATATTATGTTAATGATTATGGATATCTTTAAAGAAGAAGTATTATAC